TAGTTGATGCTGCTGGTTTTGATGAATTACTTGTTTCCAGAAAAAGTTTGATAACAGGAATTATAAATTCTGCTATGAACTCCAGAGGTAAGGTAGGAATATTATGAGTGGCACTTTCCCAACATCACCTGGTTTTTCAGCACTTAATTTTCAAAATGTAAGGCCAACATTAGTTAATCAATCATTATCTGGAAGGAGAGCTGTAAGACAAATAGGCTCTCAATATTTTATGTTTACAGTTTCAATGCCACCAATGAGCCAGAGTGATGCAATGGATATATTTGCATTTTTACAAAAACAAAAAGGTTCATTTGAAAGTTTCCAAATAAAAATACCAATAACAAATAGAGGAGCTGCAAAATCAAGCACATCAGTTAAAGTTGTTGGATCTCATACTGCTACAGATTCAACAATAGCATTAGATGGTTTTGCATCATCAACATCTGCTGTTTTGAAAGCTGGTGATCTTATTAAGTTTGCTGGTCATACAAAAGTTTATATGGTTCAAAGTGATATTGATTCAGATGGATCTGGAGCAGCTACTGTATCAATAGAGCCTGGATTAGTTACAACACTTTCAGATAATGAAGTTGTTACAACCAATCAACCAGACTTTACTGTTTACTTACCAAATGAAGATATTGTTTATTCGGTAGATAGAAATAGTATCTTTGGAATTTCATTTGATGTGAGGGAGGTAATCACATAATGGCCAGAGGTATTTCATCTAGCTTACAAACTCAAATAGCAAATGATGCTAACAAGATAGCTTTTTTGTTTGAGGTTAAATTATCAACCATATTAAGGTTTACTGATTATTATGCTGATGTAACTTATGATTCAAATACATATCAAGCTGGAGCAAACTTTGTTGAAGTTGATATTGCAAATGAAACTGGCGAAGCAAAAGTTGAAGAAATAATTTTAACTATGAGCAATGTTACAGATACAGTTAGAGATCTTGTTGATAATGGAAACTATACAGATGATGAAGTAAATATTTTTATTGCTTTTTTTGATGATAATGAAGCCATAGTTGATGCTACATCTTATTTTTCTGGATTCATATCTAATGTATCTGCAACTGATTCTTATGAATCAAGCACAATATCTTTGACTGTTTCAAATCAGTTTAGTAATTGGAATTTAAAAAAAGGCCAACATTTTTCTGATGAATCCCAACAAAAATTTTTTTCTGGTGATAAAGGCCTGGAATATGCAGATCAAGTAAAAGCAGATATTCGCTGGGGATCTTAGATGCTCCCTGGATTCCCTAGTGTTTCAATTTTTTCAAAAGTTGCTTCATGGTGGGCAACTTCAAAAATTGCTACTGCAATAAAATGGACTATAGCAGCTGTAACTATTGGAGCTGGTGTAAAAGGTTTTCTTGCTGCCAGGGAACTAATGAGCAGAGGTCAAGATATTCTCGGCCAGAAAACAGCTCAAGGTGGCAAGATCCCATTAATCTATGGCAGAAGAAGAGTAGGATCTACTGTTGTTTTTATGGAAACAGATCAGAATAGATCTAAAGATCTGTTTATTGTTTTTGCTATTGCTGTTGGTGAGGTAGATCAAATTGAAGGTAATACTATTGAATTAAATGGAGTGCCAATATCTGATACAAAAGTTTTTAGGGATGGTTACTATATTGGTTCTGATAAAGTTTCATCTGGAGCTGGAAGCCTTAATACAGTTACTCAAGTTGGTGGAAATAATACAACTACATCAGATGGAAGATCTGGAACATCACCAACTGGCAGATATAGAATGTGTTTTAACCTACATCATGGAGCAGATGATCAAACAGCAGATCCAATGCTAACAGCTTCATTATCATCATCCTGGACTTCAAATCATAGACTGAGAGGGATAGCATACATAGCAGCATCATTTGAATTTGATACTAAAGGAATGTTTAGAGGTGTTCCACAATTAACAGTTTGTGTAAAAGGTAAAAAACTTTATGATCCCAGAAAAGATGGATCAATAACTGGAGGATCTGGATCACATAGGTATAACACTCCAAGCACTTATGAATGGTCTGAAAATCCAGCACTTACTTTATTAGACTACATGAGCAATGATAGATATGGCAAAGGCCTGGCATCAAGTGTCATTGATTTACAGTCTTTTCAAACAGCTGCAAATGTTGCAGACACATTGCAAGATACTCCAGATTTTTCTGGATCTCCATCAGCTGCAACTATAACATCAACAACAGGTGATACTTTTTTTGATGTAGATTCAACAACATTCAGAAGATTAAAAATAGGTGGTGAGCTTACACTTGTTGATTCAAGTGGATCAACAGCTTTAGATCAAGAAGATATTGTTGATACTCAAAGATTTCAACCATTTGATCAATCATCAGAAACTAATAGAGTGCATACAACAACAGCTGCAACATCAACTCTATCTTCAAATGTGGGAACTGCATTAGTCAAAGTTAAAAGGTTTACTTGTAATGGAGTAGTAAATACAGATAAATCAGTTTTAGATAATACTGTTGAACTTCTGAACAATATGAGAGGAATCTTAAACTATATTGATGGGAAGTATGAATTGATAATTGAAGATACTGCATCATCATCTTTTACAGTTACTGATGATCACATCATAGATTCAATAACTGTAAATTATGAAGATAAATCAACAAAATATAACAGGGTGGTTTTACAGTTTTTTAATGGAGCTAAAAAGTTTGAGCAAGATACAGTAACAGTTGAACATGATGCTTCACCGAATTTTACATCTGATGATGGGGGAGAGATCCTTGAAGTTGTTGTGGATTTTCCTTATGTAGTAAATGCTTATGTTGCTTACAACTTAGCAGATGCAATTCTTGGCAGATCCAGAGCTAATCAAACTATTTCTTTCAAAGCTGTTCCAGAACTTTATAAAGTAAAAGTAGGTGATGTAATTACTGTTGCATACACTCCTTTAGGATATACAGGCAAACTATTTAGGATTGAAGCAATGCAGCTGCAACCAGATGGATTCATTCAGATCCAGGCTATTGAGTATCTGGATATTTATACCTGGGAAGCTCCTCCTCAAGAAAACATAGAATCATTTACTGCAATACCAACTGGCCATGAGGTAAAAGCTCCATCTGGATTATCCTTTACTGATACTGGATCATCATCAACAGGTAGGCCTTTTTTATCCTGGACTTTACCAACTGATTTTCCAACTTATGAGTTTAGAGTTTCAATAGTTGATAGCTCTGGTAATAAATTACTCAACAGGATAGTTGATACAAATTTTGTTGATCTTAATTTTTTAAAAGTAGGATCAAACTATGTTGCTAGTGTAACTTCCATAAATTCTGTTGGATCTGAATCATCAGCTACAACACTTACATTTTCTGTTGGTAATCCTCCTGTAGTTACAGCAGATCTAACAGACAACTTGATTACAACTGCTAAAATTTTAGATGCAGCTGCAACAACAGTAAAAATAGCTGATGATGCTGTTACAAATGCAAAGATAGCTACTGATGCTATTCAAGGTGATGTTATAGCAGCTGCTGCAATCACATCAACAAAAATTGCTGATGATTCAATATCAACAGCAAAGATCCAGGCAAATGCAGTTACAGCTTCTGAGATAGCAGCTGGAACTATTACTGCTACACAAATTCAATCTGGAACTATTACATCTACTCAAATTGCAGCTTCTACAATAGCAGCATCAAATATAGTTGCTGGAACTTTAACATCAGCTTCTGGTGTATTTGGAGCTATCTCTGCAAATGATATTTCTACTGGCACTTTAAACGCAAACAGAATAAATCTTAATGGAACTACTTTAGAAGTTTCATCTGATGGTCTTCAAATAAAAACATCTGGAGTTACAAACAATGAATTAGGAACAAGAGCTGTTGGATCATTTGCAGTTAATGGAGCATCTGGAACAAGTGCATTTGGTGATGGTAGATCTGGAGATAATTTTGCAGATCTATCTACAGTATCTTTTACAACATTAGAAGCTGGAGAATATTTAATTTGTGGAAACTGTATGGTAGGTGGAACATTTAACACTCTTACGCAACTAGAATCCAGGATAATTGTTGATTCAACAGTAGTAGCTGAATATCAATCTCCAGTTGGAGGAGCTGCAATTCAACCAGTAGTATTAGCTGGAAAAATAACATTAGCAGCTTCAACTACTTTTACAATCAAACTACAAGGCCAAGTAATTGCTGATAATACAACTCCGAGTATAGGTGGTTTTTCAACAAGAATATCTGCAATAAAACTAAATAAACAATAATGAAAATAATAGCAGCAACTCCAGAACATCCATTAACTACTTTAGAAAAAATAAGAAATAAAAGACATTATTTATTATTGGATTCAGATTGGACGCAAAATAATGATTCACCATTGAGTGATGACAAAAAGGATGAATGGAAAATATACAGGCAACAGCTGAGAGATCTTCCAGAAAAATATACTGATGAAGATAATTTTTCAGATGTTTTATGGCCTACAGAACCAGAATAATATGGAAATTTTAAAAATAACTAATAAGGTTAAATGATATGGCACAACATGATTATATTTTAGATAACCAGAGTGGAGCTAATTTTAGAGCAGATCTAAATAATGCTTTAGCAGCTGTTGTATCTAATAACTCTGGAGCAACTCAACCATCAACTATGTATGCTTATGAGTGGTGGATTGATACATCTAATAATTTACTTAAGCTCAGAAACTCTGGTAACTCTGCCTGGATTACACTTCCTATTTCTATAACAGCTGATAATACTGTTGATATAAATGGTGGAACAGTAAATGGCATTTCTAGTTTTTCATTTAGCTCTGGATCTACAGTTACTACTATTCTTGATGAAGATGATTTTAGCTCTAACTCTGCTACTGCATTAGCAACTCAACAATCAATAAAAGCATATATAGATTCAGAAGTTACAGCTCAAGATTTGGATATAACTGATGGATCTTCAACTATTGCAATAGATCTTGATTCTGAAACTTTATCACTATTGGGTGGAACTGGAGTTACAGCAGCAGCATCTGGTAATGGTGTAACTTTTTCAATAGGCCAGGCAGTAGGCACTTCATCAAATGTAGTCTTTAACCAGGTAACAGCTGCTTTAGTTGGAAACGCATCTACTGCAACAGCTCTGGCAACTGCCAGAACAATTAATGGTACATCTTTTGATGGCACTTCAAACATTAGTTTTGATACTGATTCTGTTTCTGAGGGATCTTCAAATTTGTATTTCACAAATGCCAGAGCTAGATCTGCAATATCAGAATCATCAACTCAACTTTCATACAATTCATCAACTGGAGTTTTAACTTTTACTCAAGGTGATACAGATACAGTTTCTGAAGGATCTTCAAATCTTTATCATACAACTGCCAGGGTTCAAGCAATATCAATAAATAATGTTGTTGAAGATACAACTCCACAACTAGGAGGTAATCTTGACATAAATGGTCAAGAAATAGTTAGTGTTTCAAATGGCAATATCAAACTTACTCCTAATGGATCTGGAGTAGTTAGAATAGATGGAGATTCTGCTGTTGATATTGAACAAGGATCTATCAGTATAAAAAATGGTGGCACTCAATCAAAAATAGATTTTTATTGTGAATCATCAAATGCTCATTATGCTAGATTACAAGCTCCAGCTCATGCTGATTTTAGTGGCAATGTAACAATCACATTACCAACAACTACAGGTACTCTTGCTCTTACAACAAGCTCAATAACTGGTAATGCTGCAACTGCTACAGCTTTACAAACTGCTAGAACAATATCTGGAGTTTCATTTGATGGAACAGCAAACATAACACTTGATACTGATAATATTAGTGAAGGTTCATCAAATCTTTACTATACAAATGCTAGATTTGATACAAGATTCTCAAGCAAAGATACAGACAATTTATCAGAAGGATCTAGCAATAAATATTTTACTGATGAAAGAGTAGATGATCGAGTAAGCTCATTGCTTGTAGCTGGTACTGGTATAAGCCTTACTTACAATGATGCTTCAAATACTTTGACCATTGATGGCCAGGTAGGTGATATAACTTCTGTTGTAGCTGGTGATGGCCTTACAGGTGGAGGATCTTCTGGTGATGTAACTTTAACTGTAAGTGTTGATGATAGCTCAATAGAAATAAATTCAGATTCTTTAAGAGTAAAAGCAAGTGGTATAACTAATGCAATGTTAGCTGGTAGCATTGTCAATTCAAAACTATCAAATAGCAGCATTACAATAAATTCAAACTCAGTTGCTTTAGGAGCATCAGTTACACTTGATACTGATGATATAGGTGAAGGATCAACAAATCTGTACCATACATCATCCAGGGTTAATACCTTGATTGATTCCAGAGTAACAAAAACTTTTGTAGATAGTTTAAATGTTGTTGCAGCTTCTTCTGGTACAGCTGATACACTCGCAACTCCTAGAGCTATTGCACTAGCTGGTGATGTTGTTGGAACTGCAAACTTTGATGGTTCTGCTGGTATCAGTATTACAACAGCAATCCAGGCTAATAGTGTTGCCCTGGGAACAGATACTACAGGAAACTATGTAAGTACTATTGCTGGAACATCTAATGAGATTGAAGTTTCTGGATCTGGATCTGAAACAGCATCAGTTACTATTGGACTTCCAGATGATGTAACTATTTCAAATGATCTAACAGTATCTGGTAACTTAACTGTTACAGGCACAATGGAC